TGCAGGTAATACAGCAAACTTTACAGGTAACATAGCTGCTTTAAACACAAATGCAGGCAATTTATTAACTGCAAACTTTGCAAACTTTGCAAGTAATGTTGTAACAAGTAACTTAACTGTTAACTTAGCTTTATCTGGTAATACAGCTAATTTTACTGGAAATATTATAGTCGCTAACGCGAACTTAGGTAACTTAGCAACTGCGAACTTCTTTACCGGTGTATTGATAAATGGCACAAGTAATGTAACGGTTGATAATAACAGTAATGTTAATTTAACCGCTAATGGTAACACTACACTTGTAGTAACTAGCACCGGTGCTAATATTACTGGATATGCAAACATCACGGGTAGTGTGACTGCAAATAACGTTACTATAACAAATAACTTATCTGCTAGCATTGCTAATATCGCTACTAGAATAGATTTAGGTAATACTGATATAGGATGGGATACTGTAACAACAACATCAATATCAGCCAATCAGACTATTTCTACTTACGCAGTTTCAGGAATTACTGGAATAGAATTCTTAGTAAAAGGGGTAGATGCTACCGGAGGTAAATATAGTGTAGCTACTGTTCAAGCAGTTTCAAACGGAACAAGTGTTGATTATGCAACATTTGCTACTGTAAACTTAGGCGGATTAACCGGTGTATTAGCTGTCAACATTGTAGGTAGTAACGTAGCACTTCAAGTTTCACCTAGTAGTGCTAATTCAACGATATGGACAACACAATATAGGACTATCTAATGATAGCTTATGTGTTAAAATATGTGATTGCGAAGTACGTATTAAATATGGCTAAGGTATGGAGTAAATGGCAGAAACAAAATTAAATTCTATACAAGGCTTCTCGGTAGGACCTAATAGCGTAGCTGTAATAGATATAAATTCTAATGTAGCGGCAGCTGCTATTACTGCCAATGGGAATGTTACCTTTACTGGATCAAATGTATCTTTAGGTAATGTTTCTAATCTTCATATATTAGGCGGTAATGCTAATCAAGTTTTATCTACAAATGGATCAGGTAACTTATCGTGGGTTGATCCAACCGCCGGAGGTGGAAATGCTATTGTTACGATCAGTACTACTCCTCCCGGATCTCCGGTTAATGGGCTACTTTGGTGGGATAGCGAGGATGGTAATAGCTACATAAGATATGATGACGGTAATTCAACGCAGTGGGTTTTATTTGCTAGTTTAACTGCTACAATAGGCGCTACTGGTATAACAGGTGCTACTGGTATAACAGGTGCTACTGGTGCCTCGGGTGCTACAGGTATTACTGGTGCTACTGGATCAGGCGCAACTGGTGCTACTGGCTTAACAGGTGAAGTAGGTGCCTCGGGTGCTACAGGCCCAACTGGTGCCACTGGATCAGGCGCAACCGGTGCTACTGGCTTAACAGGTGAAGTAGGTGCCTCGGGTGCTACAGGCCCAACTGGTGCTACTGGATCAGGCGCAACTGGTGCTACCGGATTAATAGGTGCTACCGGCATTCAAGGAACTCCAGGAGGTGCTACCGGGGCTACCGGCGTAGGTGCCACTGGTGCTACCGGTGTTCAAGGAGAAACAGGTGCCACTGGAACAGGCGCTACTGGTGCTACTGGCTTAACAGGTGAAGTAGGTGCCTCGGGTGCTACCGGCGTAGGTGCCACTGGTGCTACCGGTGCTACCGGCATAGGTGCCACTGGTGCTACCGGTGTTCAAGGAGAAACAGGTGCCACCGGATCAGGCGCTACTGGTGCTACTGGCTTAACAGGTGAAGTAGGTGCCTCGGGTGCTACAGGTATTACTGGTGCTACCGGTGTGGGTGCCACTGGTGCTACCGGATTAATAGGTGCTACCGGCATTCAAGGAACTCCGGGAGGTGCTACCGGTGCAACTGGACTCAATGGAGTAGACGGAGCTACCGGCGCTAGCGGACCTGCAGGTAGCCCCGGCGGGGCTACAGGTGCTACCGGTGCAACTGGACTCAATGGAGTAGACGGAGCTACCGGCGCTACTGGATTATCCGGATCCAGGACGTATAATGTAACAAATAGTGGAGCTAGTGCATTTACAATTGATGGTTCAAATAACCCTGCACTGTATTTGTTACGAGGATTTACATATGTATTTTCGGTAAATGCAAGCGGTCATCCATTTTGGATAAAAACTACACCAGTTACTGGTACAGGCAATGCTTATTCTAACGGAGTAACAAATAACGGCACTGCTGTCGGAACTATAACGTTTGCAGTTCCTTATGATGCACCTAGCACTTTATATTATATATGTCAATTTCACTCAGCAATGCAGGGTGTAATTAACATTAGTGACGTAGGACCAACCGGAGCAACAGGTGCTACTGGACCGATAGCGGGTAGCAACACTCAAATAGTGTTCAATGATGCCAGCACTGCAAATGGTAGTGCTAATTTAACTTTCAACAAAACAACTTCAGTATTAACGGTTACAGGCAATATTAGCGTTGCAAATATAACATCTTCTTCTTATTCTATTGCATCAGTGGGAACAGGAATTTCAGCGGCAGGCACTGTACAATCAAATGCAACCGGGCTTACAACACAATTTAATGTAGTATCAACTGTAGCTTCAAGTGAAGGAGTTAGATTACCAAACGCTATTGCCGGCATGAGAATAACAATCTTAAATACGAGTGCTAATTCGTTATTAGTTTATCCAGAATCCGGCGGTATAATAAATTCACAATCAGCTAATGCTGCGTACTCTCAACCAGCCGGCGCAAGACTAGATTTTATATCTACTACTACTACTCAATGGTATACTTTGAATGCTACATATAGTTGATAAATATAAAGACAAAGAGAGACTCTTATTATGGCGTTAAATTTTCCAGACAATCCTACAGTAGGGCAACAATATATAGATCCTAACGGAAACACATGGGAATATACCGGTGTCGTTTGGAACATATTAATTAGTATTGAACCCGGCGCTACCGGACCAACTGGTGCTACTGGACCAACTGGTGCTACTGGATTAACAGGGGCAACTGGCCCAGCACCTACTTTTGATTTAGATCCTATTACGGCTGCAATCGTTTTTGGTGGTGGAGGATTAGATGAAGCAGGATTAAATCGGTCATCTCAGCGAGTTGCTGAATTGGAAGAACAAATAAGGGCATTAGTAGCACAACTAGGAAATACACAATATTAGTGATATAAAATTTTATAAAACTCACTAACGAATTAGAGATGTAAGATAAATAAAGATAAATAAATAATAGATATAAGTAACATTTGAGAAACAAATATGCCAACAACATTCACTAATGCAATAGCAAACAACGTAGGTACAACCGACGTAGAAGTTTATACTGCACCATCTAAATCAATCGTAATAGGATGTAGTGTTAGCAATTTATTATCTAGTACTGTACCTATTACAATAAAAACACGCAGAGCATCAACTGATACTTTTATATACAAAGATAATCGTATAGAAGCAGGTGACCCCTCTGCATTAATGCAAGGCAACAAATTAGTGTTATTAACCGGTGATAAGTTAGTAGTATCAGCGAAGGTAGCGGCTAGTATTGATGTGATGTTTTCAATTTTACAAGGAGTATCATAATGGGCGGATTTTATACCGGTACTGACTTAGCCGATAAAGTATTTTACGGTTTCAGGCTTACACCAGACGACGGAAATTTAGATATAGAAGTGTTGGACGGTGATCTTCCAGTTTCATTACCAGTACCTTACATAATTGATAAAAATGATTATAAACAATGGATTTGGTCTAAAGATACTATTGAGTTTCTTTGGGGTACTAACGGTCATTTACTTATGAGGTTAGTGTAATATGAGTCAACTAATTGATTTAGGAAAATTACGATTTTATTGGGCCGGTACATATAGCTCTGTAACTCAGTATGAATTAAATGACGTAGTGCGCTACGGCGGTAATGTTTATGTTTATATAAATGTTGTAAAAACTAACGGCAACGAGCCTACTGATCCAGCCTACTGGGCTTTAATGGTAGAAGGTATTAACTTTCTTGGTACTTGGAACAGTGCAACACAATATTACATTGGCGATGCAGTTGCATATGGTTCTACTGTATATGTTGCTCTTGATGACAACCTTAACAAACAGCCAGATTTGTTCCCGCTTGTTTGGTCTCAATTCGTTGAAGGCATTCAATTTGAGGGGGAATACAGCAGTGTCACAACTTATCAAGCAAATGACGTAGTTACTTACGGTCCCTCAACATATATTGCTAAAGGTACTACTAATAATAACTTACCAACAAACGCAACATATTGGGATCCTTTTGTTGAGGGTATTTCTCCTGAAGGCGTATATAATGGCGCTACAGCTTATGTCCCGGGCAATATTGTAGCATATGGTGCAAATCTTTATGTTGCTATAGCCAACACTACTGGTAATATACCAACAAATGCAACTTATTGGACTCTATTTATAGAATCGTTTGATAACAGAGGTGCATGGGCAACCGCAACTCTTTATTATGTAAATGATTTAGTACAGTTTGGTGCTAATAGCTATGCATGTGAAATACAAAACACTTCAGGGGTGTTTGCAACTGACTTAGCTGCCGGTAAATGGTCTTTGTTTGTTTCAGGTTTACGCAATCGCGGCCCCTGGACTACTGCAACATTATATCTTCCTTATGATATTGTTGTATACGGCGGAAATACTTACTCATGCTTAATACAAAATAATTCAGGAGTGTTTGCAACTGATTTAGCTGCTGGTAAATGGGAAATATTTAACGGCGGTATTCGCTGGAGAAATGAATGGACTTCTGCTACTCCATATTTGACTAATGATATTGTTCGCAATGTAGGATCATCTTATATTGCTACAGAAGATTTTACTTCTGGAGGTAACTTTAATACTGAATTTGTTGCTGGCAAATGGGAGTTCTTTGCACAAGGTGCTGATGATGTACTTCCTATCATAGGTGTAGGTGAAGAAGGATATTCTTTAACAGTAAATGCTGATGGTGCCACAATTGACTGGATCAATGCTACTGGATCACCTAATGTATTTTATGTTTCTCCGGACGGAAATGATAGTAACCCAGGTACTAGTTTAGCATTACCGTTTGCTAGTATACAAGCTGCTGTTGCCGCTGTTACTGTTGGACAAATGTCTACAATCTTTGTCAAGACTGGTACATACCAAGAAGCTGCGCTTCCTATTGTTGTACCTCCTAACACTGCTATTGTAGGTGATAATCAACGTACTGTTATTGTTACTCCAGCAGCTGGTTTAGCTGCTGACGGAGTTACACCAAACAATCAATCCATGATGTGGCAAATGTCTAATGCGTCTATATTAAACTGCATGACATTTACTGGTATGACCGGCTGGGTTGCTGGATCTACACCAGCTGACATTACTACTTCTGTTATTAAAGGGGTGTTTGTTGGATTTAATCCTGCGTCCCCGGTTACTAGTAAGTCACCTTACATTGTAGAATGCTCTGCAATATCCCCCGGCGGTGTTGGTGGTTATGTAGACGGATCTGCTCATGCATCCGGTAACAAGTCAATGCTTTTCCATGCATTTACTATTATTAATGATTTGGGTATAGGATATTATGTTAGAAATCAAGGTAAAGCTGAAATAGTTTCTTGCTTTACATATTTTTGTTATTTTGGATACGCTACATCGGGCGGCGGAATTATACGAGCACTAAATGGTAATAACTCATACGGTGTTTGGGGTGTCGCTGCTCGCGGGTTTGATACTACTGAAGTACCTCTGTTAGGTGCTCTTTATGGTACACAACTTACTGTTACTACTGACCCTATCACTACAGGGTTCACGGCGGGATTAACAGCCACTGGAGTAACATCCGGCGCCACTGCAATTATCACTAATAGACAGGCTAACGCCGCTAAACTTTATATAAAATATACAGGTGGATCACCTGTATTTGTGCAAGGAGAAGATATTACTGACGGAACAGGGAATACGCTAACTATTGTTAATAACGCTAGCGGTGTTACTGGTCAAAAAGGTGTATTACTCGTAATGAACGGTCTAAGTGCTGAACCATTACCGGGAGCAAGTATACAATTAACAGGCGATGCGTTTTCATATGTTATTCAGTCAGTATCCGGTACTTATGTTAATAGCTCAAGCATTATGATTATAGCATTAGCTCAAGAAAAACCAGATGCGTCTCCAGACGGCACAGTAGTAACAATACGCTATAAGTATTCACAGATCCGATTAACAGGACACGACTTTTTAAGCATAGGAACGGGCGGTATAGCTACTACTAACTATCCTAACACTCCACTTCAACCGCCTGCCCAAGGTCAAGAGGTTGAAGAAATATTCCCGGGTCGTGTTTATTATGTATCTACAGACCAAGACGGTAACTTTAGAGTAGGTGAATACTTTACAGTTGATCAGGGTACGGGTACAGCAACACTAAACGCAAATGCGTTCAATTTATCAGGATTAACATCGTTACAGCTTGGTTCTATCGGTGCTCAGTTAGGGGAAACAATTAATGAGTTTTCTTCTGATGTTACTATGGGCGGCGCCTCCCCAACTAACTTAGCCGTTCCCACTGAGTTTGCGGTTTCAGGTTTCGTGCAAGCAGAAATAGCAACACAACAAGCATATGTTGATAACCGAGTTCCGCAAGCTATTCCAACGGCAGTAGGTGAAACTGGTAAGTACCTGCTTAGTAATGGTTCTATTCCTACATGGTCCGCTCTTAGTTTAAATGAGATTGTTGGAGCCAGTTCAACATTTGCAAGAACGGGTACGGCTGCTACATATAGTTATTCTATTTTTTCAAACACGATTCTAACTCCTGCGACTTGGTCGCTATCTGGCACAGTTCCTTCTGGTATATCAATAAACTCCTCTACTGGTGTACTGACTATAGGTTCATCCGTATCAACCGGGTCATACTCGTATACTATTAATGCAGTTGGTGCTGAGAGTACTGGTACTCTCACTGAAACTATTTCAACAGTTGTCAATCCTGCTTATCCAGTGTTTAGTTCAACTGTTTTGCCTTCAGCAGTTACTCCGTCTTCAGCTTTTACATCTACTGCTACACAAGCAACGGCATCATCCGGTACGGTAGTACATACGCTCACTGGAGGAACTCTTCCATCATGGGCGTCACTAAGCTCTGCTGGAGTGCTTTCAGGAACTGCCCCGGCAAGTCCTACAGGATTTGCCGGTCCGTATACCTTTACAGTAACAGCTACTAACGGAATTTATGTTGCTGTTAAGGCCTTTACTTGGACTTATTACTTAGGGTTGATTCAAGGTCAAAACTTATATAACTCTTCTGGTACTTACTCATGGACAGCACCAACATCAGTTACTTCTGTTTCTGTAGTAGCTATAGGTGGCGGCGGAGCCGGCCAAGACAACTGGGCTAATCCAGCTGGCGGCGGAGCTGGATTAGGATGGAAAAACAATATTACAGTTGTTCCCGGTACTGCGTACACTGTAGTAGTTGGCGGAAGGGGAATTAGTACTAGTAGTAGTGGCGCTACACAACTGAAAGGCGGTGACTCTTACTTTATCTCTTTAGCTACTGTTTCAGGATACGGTGGCGGTAACAATTCTGGCTCTGGTAGTTATGCTACCGGCCCTAATGTTCGAGGTAATACCGGCGGTGGTTATGTAGGTGACGGAGGCGGACCAGGTGGACAGGCTAACAGTTCCTGGTCAGGTGGCGGCGGCGCCGGGGGATATTCTGGAAGAGGCGGTGATGTTAATGAGACTTGGAATTACCCTACAGTTCGCGGCGCTTATGGCGGATCCTCTTATAGTTCTACTTACGGTACTGGCTCAGGCGGAGGAACAGGCGTTCTAGGCGAAACCAGTTATCCTAGTTCAGGTAATGCATTCTACAATCCGTTTACTGGCTACACCAACGTAAGTAGTTACGGAAGCGGCGGCACGGGCTTTAGTGGTGGCGGTAACGGAATGTATGGTGAAAATCCATTCAGCGGCTCGGGACAAAGTTCAGACAACATTCAAGGCGGAGATTACGGTGGTGGCGGTGGCGGTCCGGGCACTAGTTGGCCATCTTCATCTGGAAATGGCGGACTAGGCGCAGTACGTATTATATGGGGATCCGGCCGAGCATTCCCTAGTACAAATACCGCAGACGTTACACCTAGCGGCCCGGCTTAATTTAGGAGAGTTAAATGTTTTATATTAAATTAGATGAAAATAATAATCCAATGAATCATCCAATGTCAGGAGACAATCTCAAAGACGTACTGGAAGTAGCTTATTTGGACGATAATGTTTTAAAAGAATTTGGATATGCAAAATTTGAACGTTTCAAAGACGCACCAAATGCAGTGACCATTCACACAACTGATTATTACATGGATACAGACGGAGTAGTCAGAAATCGGGCGTCTGTTCGTGAGTTTACACAAGAAGAGCTTATTGATCAGTTTATTAGAAGGCGCCGCAGTTATTTACTAGCAGCATGTGACTGGACTCTAGCAGTAGATAGTCCTTTATCTGCGGAGAAAAAAGAAGAATGGGCAAATTACCGTCAAGCTTTGCGAGACCTTACATCGGTTTATAGCACAGCACAGTCGGACAGTGATGTTATTTGGCCTACTGAACCAACCAAGGGTAATTCATGAGTACTTTTTTAAGTGGAATTTTTGCAACACCACTACTTATTGGAAATAGTCACGATATTGATATTCGTGAAAAAATTTGTGCGCTGGCGTTACAGTTTAGAGAGAATGCACACGATGCAAAACTAGTGTCTGAAGGATGGAATTACGGAAGATCATCTTCTTCTCAGGAAGATTTTAATCAATACGGAGTTACATCTTTTAGTTCACAGTCTCTTTTGGACGATCCTGACTGGAAAGATGTAATGACTTTTTTATATGACTTTGCTAATGCAATGATCGCCAGTGTAAATAATACAACCGGTGTTATGTCGTTTGTTAATAGCTGGGTTACGATATATCCACCGGGCACGTATATACCAGAGCATATTCATTCAAATTCAATGTTGAGTGGAGTGTTTTATGCAAAAGTACCTGAGAAAGCGGGTAACCTTTTATTTAAAGATCCTTCTGCTGTGGCTAAAACTATGTACACTCGTCACTATAATGATTTTCCTACAGTGCCTACTATACACACTCATGTAGTGGAAGAAGGGCAAATGATTATTTTTCCTTCTTGGCTTCCTCATATGACTGAGATCAACAAGTCCCAGGATAATCGGATTATGGTAAGTTTTAACATTAATATGATTGATCCTGAGTAATAAAAATTAAATCACGGTTTCATTATTACTAAATAAAAAACAATCAACTAGTGTTTGGTTGTTTAACTAAGACGTAACTTTTTACCGGAGATTTTAAATGTTTAACGATGCTTACTGGGCATGGGACGGTGTATTAGACAAAGCTTTTTGCGAGTATGCACTTAACCGGCTTGACTGGGATAAAGCTGACGAAGCACGAGTACGAGAGACCGGAGTCCCGGCAGATCCTTCAGTCCGAATCACGCAAGTTTTATGGGAAGAATACACTTCTCCTATTGCAGCAGTTGCTTTTTACTATACTCATCTTGCTAATAAACTAGCAGGTTGGAAATTTCAAATTGATTACCCTCAACAAGTGCAAATAGGACGGTACGCAAAAGATGGTCACTATGACTGGCATATTGACGCTCAATTACCTGATACTGAGGGGTTTCAACGTAAGCTAAGTTGTTCTATTCTATTAAATGATGCTTCAGAATACGAAGGAGGAGATTTGGAGATTAGAGGAGTTAAAATAGCACCACCTAAAACACGCGGCACAGTTATTGTATTTCCGTCTATACTAGAACATCGTGTTCTTCCAGTGACGGAAGGTGTTAGGTATTCTGCTGTTTGTTGGACTATGGGGCCTGCTTTTACGTAACAGACTCTAGCTATAAGTATTAGGGCACTAGAAAAGAAAGTATCAAACGATATACGAAGATAACTATACGAAAAGAACACTGAAAATACATAGAGAAAAATGTAACATGACGTTAAAAGAACAAACTAAAGATTTACACGAAATAGCAGAAAAAAATCCATTTGCTCAACGACTTCTTTCAGGTAATATATCTAACACCGAATATGCATGTTACTTAACTAACCTAGAACCTATTTATAATGCAATTGAAAATTTAGCAGAAAACAGTGGCATACTTATTGATGGCATAGTTCATATAAAGAGAACAGAACTAATTCGTGAAGATTTAGCAGAATTAAAGCAACTAGGAGCAAATCATTACGTAATATTTGAATCTACTTGCAGGTATGTTGATTATCTTAATCAACTTGATAAAGGTAAGATACTTGCTCACTTATATACCAGACACTTTGGTGATTTATACGGCGGGCAAATTTTAAAAACTAAAGTTCCGGGTAAGGGAAAAATGTACGAGTTTGTTGAGCGAAAAGCATTGATTGATAAAACACGTATGATGCTTAGCGATGATCTTGGACCCGAAGCACGAATAGCATT